GGTGTATATATAGAGTTATGAATAATTTGAAGCCTATTAAAAAAGGTCGGGGAAGGCCTAAAGTAGATATTCATAGTAAGCTAACTAGGAAACAAGAGCTGTTTGTAAAAGAACTTGTTAGCAACGATGGAACAATAACTATGAGGGAAGCTGCGATTAATGCGGGTTTCCCAGTTTCTTCTGCTCACACTCGTGCATATGAAATGACCAACCCTGAGATATGTCCTCATGTTTGTAGGGCAATTCAGATTTATCGGGACGAGCTGGATGAAAAATATGGTGTTACATACAAAAGACATTTACGAGATCTACAAAGAATAAGAGATGTTGCATTAGAAAATGGTGCATATTCGGCGGCTGTGCAAGCTGAGTTCAGACGAGGTCAGGCAAATGGTAATATCTACATTAACAAATCTGAAATCCGTCATGGTACTATTGACAGTATGTCCAAGGATGAAGTGTTGAAAGCTCTCAAAGAAATAAAGGATTCATATGAACCGAGATACGCTGAAGAAGCTATTGACCACGAGGCCACCAGTTCAGCCGAAGAAGGAAAGCGGGTTCTTCCAAGAAATTAAAAAAGCCGTAGGCCGATTACCCAAAGACATTTTGTTAACTAGAATAGAAAACTGGATGACACTTGGTATTCCTGATCTATTAATTTGTGATGATAAAAACCAATTTCATTTTGTAGAGCTGAAAGTTACTAGTGGTAACGTAGTTAGATTATCTTCACTACAAATCGCTTGGCTTACTAGACACAGTCGAGCTTCTGTATGGGTTCTTGTTAGGTCACAAGATACAATGTATTTGTATTCAGGTAGTCAGGCGGTAGACCTGAGAATAAAAGGTCTGAAACTCAAACCTATATTCAAAACAGAATACCCTTTTGATTGGCCAAAAACTTTTTCCTTGATATTTTATTAATTATATATAAGATAAATCCTATAACACATATTTATAGGAGAAATGTTATGATTAAAATCGAAGACAAACATTGTTATACGCCTGTCAAAGAAGAAGGACAAAGAGGTATATATCGAGTTGCAAAAGTAACTTGGAACCAAGGAGGCTATCAGCCGTTGGGCAAGGCCGATCCAAATGATCCACATGAGATGGATAAGTTTGTAGGATCTTGGGGACATTGCAGACAAGTTTGCGATAACTTTAATAAGCACATCAATGTCAGCCTTGAGCAAGAGAACCAAATTGTTTGGAGATCTATGGAGGTGCAGAATGGCTGAAAAAATAATTATTAGAGACGATAAAGGACAAGAACATCAATTTACTAAAATTAGTGACTTGGTGGCTTATGCAAATTCTTTTATGACGTCTTGGCTTCCTGATGATTTTACTTGGCGTATACAACCTAGTTGGAACACATCTACAAAAAAAACTTTCCATACATGGCTAAACGAATGTCCCGTTGATTGGAATAGAGACAATACAGACGATGACGGAAATAATGAAATCCAAGTCATTGGTTTTACAGTTCCAAAGGAGGACAAAGATGAACAATCTATCTAAAGAAGAGCTAGAGTTGTTGCAAAGCTGTGTGATTGAAATGAGAGCCATATTATCTACGGGTCTTTCTCAAGGTGTTGATGCAGTAAACTTTAAAACTCAATATGGGTTTAGTTATGAAAACGAGGCCGATCTTAAAAAAGATATTAGGGCGTTGAGAGCTTTGGAAAAAAAGTTCGAGCCGATAAAAATCCATATAGCTTGGGGTAGTTCTAAAAGGGCAGAAGATATTAAAGAATATACTTTTGATAGCGAAGAAGAATACCTAGCTTTTTTGAAAGGCGTCGATGAATCTAATGGTTGGTTGGACTACGATACCATAGGAAACCATCAATGTAATTGGCCTAATATTGAAATGTGGAAACGTCAATATTGTCCAGAGGAGAAAAACAATGGCTAAATATGATTCAGACTATTTAGATGAGGCTTGTAAAAATATGGTTGGCCATACTAACTGGGATTATATGGAAGCTGTAGACGATGACATAGCTTATATAGTTCGTTTTTATAAAAAAGATGAAGACGGAAACAAACCTAGTATGAAATGGTTATTCGATAATAATAGAGAGTTCAGAACCAAAGCGAGAGAGGCATATCAGGATTATTGTAAAAATCATTTAAACCTTGATAGTGGCGATGATTGGCATAGTTTCTATTTTAGAAATGAATATTTTGATATGAACTTTTACATTAACGATGTCACTGATGAAAGAGAGGACGCCATTTATTCAACTAGGCCAAATAAAAATGGAGATCTAGAAACTGACGGCGATGATTTTTTTCTAGTACCTAAGCATTGGAGAAACATCAATGAATAATGAAAGGAGGCAAAATGTTTTTTCTATTTGATTGGATAGGCAAACTTTTATACGGCGAAGACTATGACAAGTATAAAAAAAGACCACCAAAAACAATTAAGCGTAGACGCTGACGACGCTGACACTAAGGCCGTGATTGACACGGCCTTTTTTATTAGGTAAAAGTATAGGATAAATCACATATATAGGAGAAACTGATGAGTAGAAGCACAGTAAATAAATTAAAAGATCACATTGCCAAACTTGAAGGCCGTGACTTAATATGGTTTTTAATAGATGATTGTTTTAATTGCGAACCCGCTAATCCTGAGTTTAAGTATTTATTACAAAACGTAGACGGCGATAATATAACGGCTTTTTTGGCCGACCATGTTAGTGACTCTTCGATTAAGGAATTTTTGGAGGAGTGTATAAATGACTAATGATAAAAAAATATTGGATAATGCCCACGAGGGTAATCCCGTTTATAAATTTCTTGTTTTTTATGATTTATTGGATAACTGGTTTAAAAATTCAAATTTAAGAAGATTTACGGATTATGAAGATATTTTTCTTTATGTTTCTAAAACTATTGAGCAGTATGAAAAATCTGATTATGCAAAAGACTACACCCAATCAGAGCTTACTTGCATAATAGAATATCTGGAAAATAAATTTGAACATAAAGTAGCTAAAATATGGAAGGTAAAAAACAATGTTGAAATTAGTTAAAAAATCAACTGCGAAAAAAACTACAAATTGTGCAGTAACATATAGAGCGGGTGGAGCTGACAAATTCGCAACTTGCCCAATCGATTGTAATCTAAAACCTGACACTTCAGCGGGTGCAACTGAAATAGATTATAGCTATCTTGATGCAGTATCTGACGCCGTCCCAAAAGGCGGCGTTAGTTTTACTTATTCACATTTTAACCCTAGTTTATGGAAACATAAATTAAAGATAGGTAAGACTGTTATAAACTATTCAGCTCGGAACTTAGCCGACTTGTTTTTAAATTCATTCGTACCCTCAGTAATAAACGTAAAAGAAACATTTTGGAAAATAAATGGCAAATCAGAAACTATTAAGGATCACAAAATAGTTAGATGCCCCGCAGAATATACCAGTACAGATTGTAATACTTGCGGAAATGGAAAACCTTTATGTAGTCGTATGGATAGAAACTTTATTGTAGGGTTTACCGATCACGGCGTTTATAAGAAAAAGGCGGGTAGTGAAATAGATAACGGCGGTTGTTATGCAACGGGTGGAAATGTTTTATTACATTGGAACGCCACAACTCAGACAGCTGATGAAGATCCTGATGAACTAAAACTTTTAAAATTTGCTCAGGAACTACCATATGGAACTGTATTAAGGCACCACATAGCGGGAGATTTTGGAAAATGTTAAGCTTAGTTGAATGTTTAATTTGTACATACGTTTATGAAGAAAAAGAAAAATTTATAGAAAAATGTCCGAACTGTAATAATTCAGATACTGAACAAACTATTTATTTAGCACCTGAATCAGAAATTTATAAAAACTATAAAAACTAAAAACTTTACATATAAGACAAATCGTATACTATTTAAGCGGGGCAATCACACCCCGCTTTTTTTAATTGCATTTTATATAGGAGAAAAATATGCGACATTTAGAAAACGAAAATAGATCCTTAGAAGATATGCTTCATGTTATTACTGAGCAGAATAAAATGAAGCAAGACTACATAGCGCCGACTAATCAGCTTCAGTTTAGAACGATTGAAAGCGAAGATAGGGTACATGGAACTAATCACAGCCAAATAGTTATGGAAGCGAATAACGGCGAGGGAACTAAAATCCTTAATGTTAATCAACATTGCTTTGACCAGATAGCTCAAAAGGCTGAGATAGCGACGCCAACGGCTAGACGTTTACAACAAAACTATCCAAAAGAAATGGATAATTTAATTAATGCTATATGGCAAAAAGAAAATTCTAAACGTATGGTTAGAACTTTTGATAATTCAAATCCACATAGTCCATTTAATTATGACAGACATACGGGTACGGCTAGAGCTTTTTTATCTGACAAGTTTAAGACTTTTGATAATTCTGATTTATTGGAGTCAGCTTTACCGACACTTGGAGAGTCGGACGCTTGCTGGAAAATAGTTAACTTCGCTAATACCGATAAAAAACTTTACATACGTTTAAAATCCGAAGTTATACAATCTGATGCAGGAGTTGGCGATTTAATGGCACATGGAATTGGAATTAGTAATTCTGAAACTGGGTCAGGTTCAGTAGCCGTATTTGGTATAAATTGGACGTTAGCTTGTACAAATGGTATGCAAACCGAAAACGTAACTCGGAAAGCACATATAACGTCAGCACAAAAAGGCGATACTTGGAATATATTAACTGATGAAACCAAAGAGGCTGACAATCGTAGCTTAAAACTTCAGCTTAGGGATATTGTTAGCTCATATGCTAGTAGAGAAACTTTTGATGAAAACATTGAGAAGATGCGAAGAGCTAAGGAAGATACAGTTGACGTACCTATGAATGAATCAGTTGAAAATTTAGGAAAAGTTTTAACTTTATCTAAAAAAGAAACTAGCAACGTACTAGAGGGTTTACTTCAGACTATAGGACAATCAGGGTATGATAAAAACCAAAAGATTAATAGAGCTACACTTGTTAACGCTTGTACAGCTGTAGGTAATACTGCTGATCCTGATAACGTAGATTTTTGGCAACGCCTAGGAGGGAAAGTTTTAAACCTAGGTAAAACCGACTGGAATAGGGTAGCAATGGCAAGTTAAAAACTACCCACACATTAACGCCGATATTAGCCCCGTCCAGACGGGGCTTTTATTTTTTGTACATATATGTATAATATCCCATATCACAAACTTTATAGGAGGCTTTTATGCCAAAACAATTTATTTTAAAGTTAACAAATAAAGAACTTGAATTACTAGGAGCTGCTCTTGATATGATGGCTAATGAAATGTTAGCTGAGTCTGAAGATTCACCAAAAGCAAATTGGTATTACACACCGAGCAAAAGAAAGACTTTTTCAAGTTTGACAACTAAAATTTCAGAAACAAAAAACGGAGGCTAATTAAATGAGAAACAATCCGGACGATATATCAAATCAGTTTATTAATTTCATAAAAAAAGAGTTAAAAAAGTTAGAAAAAGAAACTGATTATGCCACCTATGATGATTACGATCACGAAGAGCATGATGATTTAAATATTTATTTTGACCGTGGACGTAATGTTTTAGCTTGTAATATTTTAAATAAAATAAAGCAGTATGAAAAAATGGAGGACTACACTAAATGAACGTAAATGATTTAATTAAACACTTACAAGATTTAGTAAGACAAGATTCTGATATTGGAGAAATGTTTATTAGAGTTATTGAACAATCAGAATATGAAAACTTGGACGGAAAAATTGACGGCGATAGCAAACCTAATTATTGGATAGATTTAAAAAAACAAATATTAGTATGTCCAATGCCAACGGGCAGTATGCCCTCCGATCCTAACCACAAAGGCGAAATAGTTTTTGTAGGCGAAGAATAAACTTATCTGGAAACAGCTGACAAAAGACCCGTTAATTGACTTTAACGGGTTTTTTTTGTACTTATTAAAAATCACATTAACTTTATAGGAGAAAAAACTAATGGCATTACATTATAATTTAAAAGAATGTAATCTTAAAGACGTCCCTGATAACATTGTTACTGAAATGATTTATTTAACAATGGTTATTGAGATTGGACATTTTACTGAAAAAAATATTAAGGAAGTTTTTTATAGAATTTCTATTGCTGAAATGTTTAACGGCTGTCCTTATCACTATGAACCCAAAACATTTAAATCAATACTTGCTGATATGGATTTATTGAAAAAGTTTATAGGGTTAAAAACTAACGCAGGTAATACATCAATGCGAAAATGGTTTAGTAAAAAGCTTAAAGAACAAGAAATAGTAGATCAAAGAATTAATAAAAATTATAGGAGTTATATATGCCAAAGAACAAATTAAATTTAGATCAGCTTATGAATAATTTAAATCAGGTAGGTTTAAACGTCATAAATTTTGATGAACATTTTCAAGAGCAGTTTTTTAACAAAAAAGAAAACGAAGAAGAAGATTATATAGAAAGCGAAGATCCACACATTCCAGATGTAGAAGATGATGAATTTTCTTTTAAAGACCAAGAAGAATAAACGTATCTGAAACAGCTGTAAAAAACCCGTTAATTGACTTTAACGGGTTTTTTATTATTATATGGGATAAATCACATTTTAATATTATAGGAGTTTAAAAATGCGACAATATCCAATTTGGAATATAATAACTGCTTGTATCTATAACAGCTGTAAAAGTTACGGAGTTAAA